ACATCGCGTTGGCTGCGTCCCGGCTTTTGGTGCTGATCTGCTTTGCCCGCACCGCCGGGGTGTCCTTGAACAACGGATCAAGTCGCTGCCGCACCTGTCGCTTGGCGAATGCCTCCGTAGGGAACAAGATCAGGAACGGCGCCGGGTCCATCGCGATCGTCCGCCCCAGCCAGTTGAGCCCACATTCGGTCTTCGCCCCAGACTGACTGCCAAAGATCAAAATCACACGTCTGATTCTCTTCTCGCGGGGGCTTAGCAGATCCATCGGTTCCTTCAGGAATGGCACTCGATCCGTGCGCCATTGCCCAGGCTCCGAGGTGCTGCGGCGTGTGAGCTGCCGCTCAGCATCAGCCCACTCGCTCACGGTCAGATTCAGCGGCGGCTGAATGGCCTCGATGAAGGCATCCTCATAGGCCTGGGCTGCGTCAGGCATCTTTGAGACCTTTCAATGCTCCCTCAATCTCCTGCTCCAGCAGAGCGCGCACATCCTCGGGATCACTCAACGCCGCCAGCCTTGCGGCGTTGCGACTTGGAATGATGAGCAACAGATCGCGGACCTGCCGGGCCAGCTTGGCGGCCCGCCGTTTCACGTCCTGGAGATTGCACATCTCCCCGCTACGCTCTTTGTATTCAAGCTCCATCAGCTTGGCCTCATAAGCAGCCTTTACCTGCTTGCTGATTGCCAGCGGCGGGCCGCCCTTGGCCCCCGCTGGCGGCTGGTCTGTGCTGGACGCGGTAGCTGATGCAGTCCCGATCGGCCGGGCGGTGCCGCCGCCCATGGCGCCGCGCTCGCTGGGGTCCGTGCGACTTGCCCACTGCGCGTCAGCTAGCTCGGCGTTGATGATCCAGTTGCGTCCCTCCCGGCGCACCGCAGGCTCGCTCAACCGGCCGTCGTTATAGGCGTTGATCACCGCTACGTGCGACGTGCCCCGCAGCCCCAGCGCCTTGCGGTGGTTGGCGTAGGCCTGGAGGTTCACAGCTCAGCCGGAAACGGCTGGCCGGTTGCTTCGAGCGTGGCGGTCTTGCCGGTAAACTGCTGCCAGCGCTTGACGATCACGTCGCAGTAGCGGGGGGCCAGTTCCATCAGGCGGGCTTGGCGGCTGGTTTTTTCGCACGCAATCAGGGTGGTGCCGGAGCCTCCAAACAGATCCAGAACAACTCCGCCCTTCTTGCTACTGTTCTCCACTTGATACTGGAAGAGCTCCAGCGGCTTCATTGTCGGGTGCTCGTCGTTACGACTGGGCTTGATGAAATCAAGTACCGTGGCCTGGCTTCTGTCGGAGCCCCAGAAATGAGCGGCGCCTTCCTTCCATCCATAAAGGCAGGGTTCGTGCTTCCACTGGTAATCCTGGCGCCCCATCACAAGGCTAGATTTATTCCAGACAAGGCACTGCCTAACACGCCAGCCCACATCCTTTGCGGCGCCTCGAAAGTTATATCCTTCACTGTCTGCATGCCAGACATAAAAAACGGCACCTGCATTCATCACTGAATCAGCCGCATAATAGACATCACGCAAGAACTGCCGGAAGTCCTCATCCTTCATCTTGTCGTTCTCAATCGTCAGGCCATCAGTTCTCCTATTCCTCTTCTTGGCTTCTTCAGGCGTTTCGTCCATCCCCAGCGCCACATTGTACGGCGGGTCAGTAAGCAAAAGATCAGCCAGGCCCCCCCCCATCAACCGCTCCACCTCAGTCAGCGATTTGCTGTCCCCGCACATCACCCGATGCTTTCCTAGTAGCCACAAGTCCCCCGGCTTGGTGATCGGGTCCGCTGGCGGCTCCGGTACGTCGTCGGGATCGCCCTGCTCGTCTGGCGGCATCTGGTTCACATTGGGCGCAATCTCCGCCAGTTGCTCGTCGTCGAAACCCAGCAGCGAAAGGTCAAATCCCAGCTCACCCAGCTCACCCAGCTCAACGCTCAGCATCTCCATGTCCCACCCGGCATTCAGCGCCAGCTGGTTGTCGGCCAGGATGTAGGCCCGGCGCTGCGTCGGCGTGAGGTGGTCGAGCACAATCACCGGCACCTCGGCCAGCCCCATGTCCTTTGCTGCCGCCAAGCGGCCGTGACCGGCCAAGATCCCGTCGTTGCCGTCCACCAGCAGCGGATTGGTGAAGCCGAACTCCTGGATGCTGGCGACGATCTGCGCCACCTGCTCTGGGCTGTGGGTGCGGGCGTTGCGCTCGTAGGGAACCAGGCGGTCGAGCGGCCACATCTCGATTCGCTTCGCGGTGGGCGGTGCTGGCATCAGGCTCGGGAGTCTGAACGCATTGTAAGCACCCCTTACAAGCGGTTAAAAGCTGTTCTACGGTTGGGCTTTCCGCTGCTGATCGGCGGCGGCAGGACCGGGTAGTCGAGCGTGGATGTAAGCGCCGCCGGCCTTCCCGCTAGAAAAAAACCGGGATCGCTAGGACCCTCACTATGGCCAGGCCAAGAAGGACCCTGAAGCCGGGGGTGGTGTCAACGCTCACCGCCCGCCATACCCTCGCGCAATGTCGTCGAGCATCTTTTGGAATCCTTTGCTGAACTCTATGTTTATCAGCCGCGCTGCGCTGGCCTGCAGCCGCTGAGAGTGGCGTCCCTGACCCAGGAAGATTGAGCCGATTGAGGGGCCGTAGACCGCGTACAGCTTGCCCTGGCTGTCTTTGCGGAACACCACCTCGTTGCCACTGTTGCCGATGGCAACGAACGCACCCCGATAGACCTTGCGCCCCTCGGCCTTGGTGATCGTGGCAGTGAGCGGCCGGCCTGGCTTGGCTGGCTTGCCCCATCCCTTGCCGCGACCTAGGCCAGGCTGACCGCTGCCCCTTGTGCCTGGCCTCATGCCGAACTGGGCCAGAGTTGGAGGGCGCCGGCTGAACCGGATCGTTGCCGATGATCCATCAGGAGCGATGGTTGCTCGGCTAATGTCCTGTTTGATTCGTGAAGCCTTCAAGTTGTAATCCCGGCCGATCTCTTTGGCGACCTGCGTTTTGATTGCGCTTGTGGCCTTGAGGATCCCTGCCCGTTGCGCCTTGGCGAAGGTTTTCGGGTCGGTGAACTGCAGCATTTTTTGCAGCTGATCAAGCCCCTCAAGCTTCAGTGTGATCCCCGCCATGCCATCCCTTGCCATGATGCCCTCAGTCTGCCCCAGGCTGCCAAGCAGCGGGGGCTGAGTGGGCTGGGGCGATGGGTGGGGTAGGTCACAGCAAAGGAGGAAGTTGTCGCCCACCGGTTGGCTGCGGCTTGATCAATGGCTTCGGTCTGAGATGAGCCCCCGTGGCGCTCGCAGAGGATGGCGGCCAGTTCGTGAGCAACGGCGGCGGATTGCTCGCGGCAGCCGATGCAGATCTGCGAAGGGTGGCACGGGCCGGGATAGCCGATCGCTCAACACACCGCCAGAGCCAGGCGGTCGGCGGGGGAAAGTGGTTCGTTCATTGACTTGCCCTCCAGATAAGTAGGCAAGCAGGAATCAGCCAAACAATTTGCATAGCAACGTCGGCCCATGTTGAGTGTTCGGTCACGACTTCACCTTCCCGGCCTGGGGTAGCGGGATGGCGTGGGCGGGGAGCCAATGGGTGAAGGGTAGGAGGATGACCAACTCGCACAGCCGCCAGGATGGGACAAACTGCTCGCCGCCGGGATCACCCCACCAGCATCGTCCTTTTCGGTCGAAGTCGCCAGCTTCCATGGTTGGCAGCCGCTCACTCACAGCCACCGGCACGACCGCCGGGGCGGGCTTGGCTGCCGCCAGGCGCACCTCAGCCGGCACCTGTAGCAGGAAGTCGTCGCTGCAGTCGTCAGCGATAAAAGCTCTCACGGCCCGGCCGCAGTCCGCCAGGGCCGATCGCAGGGCGGCGATGCGTGCCTCCTGCTGCTGGAGCAGGGTGGCGGCGCGGTCCAGCATCTCCTGCAGTTCAGTCTCGGGCAGCGCCCCGATCTCTTGCATCTTCCGCAAGTGCGCGGCCTGGCTTTCCAACCACTCCACCACCTCCCCAACCTCCCCCGCCTCCGGCGCTGGCGGGGCGCACCCTGGCCCGTTCTGGTTGTGCCTAGCGGCAATCTTTCGGGCGTGCCTTATATGACCTTGAACAGCTTTCAAATCATCGCCTGTAAAGGCTGCTGTCTCGTTCTCGAACTGACTGGCCAAGGAGTAAAGCGCCACCAATAGTTCAATGCGGGCGCAGTTGCCCACCGCCTCCATCGTTTCCGGCGCTGGCGGCGCGGCAGGACGAGCAGCCAGCACCGCCCGAATGCCTCTCAGGCTAATTTCATCGGCCGTGCCGCCCTCGGCACGGCAGGCCCGGTAGAAGGTCTGCAGCAACTCCAGTTCTTCCCCCTGGTGCTCGAAGCCGATGTAGCTGGAGGGCAGGGGCGGCGGGGTGGCGGGACGCAACGCCTCAATCGCCGCATCGGCAATCTCTGCCACGCGCTCTTCATCTTCAGCTACCAACTCGAAATCATCGGGCCCCATTGTTCCAACTTGCCAGGCCTCCCATACGCGGGTGCAGTCATATGCGCCGCCCAGTGCCTCGGCTACAGCAGCACGCACCGTCTTGCGCTGTGAATCAGTGGTCGATCTGCCTACATCCTCCAGGGCGGCGGGGCGGCCCCAGCGGGCGAGGACAGCGCCTAGGCCTGCCAGCGTTGCGCCGCGCTCTGCATCGCGCTGCCAGTTGACATGTTCCGGGCCATCGTGGCAGTAAGCACGGCGGGCATCGCAGTAGACCCGCAATAGCTCTTTTTCGTCAATCGTGGCCAAATCCGGCATCTCCCCCTCTGGCTGGGCCAGGGCGGCGGAAACTAGCGCAGTTGCCCACCAATCCGTAACTGCGCTAGTAATTCTGTATTTTATGGCGTCAAGCGTGTTTTCGAGCGAATCCCAGCCGTGTTGCGGAATCCACCATTGCACCTGCACCATCTGGTCGCCGCCAGTGCCGGGAGCTGGATCGTCGGTCGTGGCTGCTTCGTACCCGCCGTTTGGCGTAACGGCCTTAATCAAGCAATCGACCAACCTTTTCAAGCATTCGGGTGAGGTGTCAAGCTTTAGATTTACATTTAACATGCTTTGCCCCTCCGGCTGGGCCAGGGCGGCGGGCGGCTGCCACATGTCCGGGTGGCCCAGAATGGCCTCGGCGAGATCGGCAGCTCCTTTTCCGTGGCTGCCATCAACCTCCCGGAGGATCGCAGCCAGCTGGTTGATCTGGTCGGGGTTGGTGCTCATGGTTGCATCACAAAAAAAGGTTGGAGATCGTAATTACACTTGTATCTGCAATCTGGATTTGGCCAGTATTCGCCTGCTTCATCGCAGAAAGTTTCTTCGTCAATTTTCCCTGCTGGGTAAAGAACATCTACTAGAGTGGCACGGTGGGTAACCACAAAAGCGTAAACGTTGGTCACCTCAAGGTCCCACCAGTCATCATCAAGATATGCCTGAATTGTTTCTTCGGCAGCCTTGTCCCGCTCTTCAGCGCTTGGGAAAAATTCAAAGCCGTTCCCGTTTGGGTCGTACAAACCGAATGGGTTTGTACCGTTTGGCGTTCGTCTGCTCATAGTGCCTCTTTGATTGGTACACATAGCCAATAATGATTCCGTTCATTGATGCGTTGATGTTCTGGGCCAATATCCCAAGTAGTTCGCGCCTCCATTATCGGGAAGTTAGCACCGTCAAATCCGTAGCCGGTGAACATGCTTCCTTCAAAAGAGGCAGTTACAAACGGCCTAAGCTCTGGATGCTGAAAGCGAATCACTTCCCAGACTTTGGCGCTGGTTTCAACTGTTCTGTAGTATCTCATGGTGCCTCTACTGTGGTGGTGGTGTCTTCAATTTCGCCAACCGGCCGGCCTCGCAGCCAGGCTTCAGGGGTGGAAACCATTTCCGTGGCGCCACGAAAATGGTCGGGAAGCTGCTGCTGCGCAGCCTCCAGAGCCTCCAGCCGCCGCACAATCGCATCGTTGCAAAAGCTCCTGCTTTGTGATTGCTCAATGCAGTCGTTTTCCAGGGCATGCAGCCGCTGCATCAAATGCAGCAGCACCCTGGGTTCGGCGGCACCTGCCGCTGCTGCCTGGCGCAGCCAGGCGAGGGTCTCAGGTGAAAGTGGTTCAACCATTGGAGATTTTCTCGTTTCGATATAACCGCCGCAACTCGATGGCGTACGGGTGGGCCCAGGGGAGTGAGGAGCGCTTGAGCATGATCGCCGCTTCAAGCGGGATGCCAAGGATCATCGTCCTAGGCGGCAGTGGCGTTGGCCTGGGGCCGGATGGCGGTGGTGGTGGGGCGCCACTCCCGTCAATAATTCCGCGAAAACGCAGCATGTAATCTACATTTGGACTTTCATTGTGAACAGAAATCAAGCGATCGTAAATCCATCCCAGGTGCCTTTGATCGGTGTTCATTTCATTCCCTCACCGGCATTGACTTGCATTGTGGAACAACGTCGCGGACATGAATTTCAGCTTGCGCTTTGTCGCTGTCAATTAAAAACCAAGACAGCGCAATTGCTGCAACAACGAAAGCTATTGAAAGAATTGCAGCGGGCGTTCGGGTGCCCCCAGGGGAGAGCAGATCGCTGGAGCATGGCTGCCGCTCTCCACGCCAATGCAGCATCTGATGCCGGGCGTGCGCGCGGTGCGGGCCCAAGGTGGGCCTTGGTGGTGGTGGTGGTGGTGGTGGGGCGCAGGGGGCTGGGAATGTCATGGGGTGGGGGCTGCCAACGGAATTACAATAGCAGTTTGCCGCCTGTTTGCCCAGGAATTAGCCCAGCCATTAACCGAGCCACCTCGCGACCGTCCAGGGTTCGTCCGTACCGGGCCTGCAGCAGCAGGGCGAGCGTGTAGGGGTGCCGGCCGGGGTGATCGTGGGCGATGGCGGCCACCATCTCGGCAGCGCTGAGCTGGTCGGCCATGGGGCCTGGAGGGAGATTCGGCTATCGTGGCCCATACCGGAGGCCCAGCAGCAGAAAACCCGACCTTGCGGCCGGGTCCTCCGTGATCACCTCCCCCGAAGCTTAGCCGGCAGAAAGGGGAGGGGATCAGTTATCTCATACCCCTGGATTCTACATGACAAACGAGTACGTGGGGCAAAGGCCGACATTTACGGCACTGCCCAACTGGCTAAGAGGCCAGGCCACACCGCTAGAGCTGGCAATTCTCTGGTGCCTGCAAAGCCACTTTCCCGACATCCACCCATCACTGAATCTGCTGGCCGAGGAGGCTTGCATGTCCAGGCGGTCGGTAAGCGGCGTTCTGGCGGACATGGAGCGGAAGGGATGGGTCGCCCGAAAGCACAGCTTCGGCGATGGCGGACGGAAGGCTGCAAACCGGTATCACCTCACAATCT